GCCCCGAGTAAGTATCCAGCTGCATCATCGCTCTTCCCAGCAGCGCAATAGCGTTGCGGTCGGTGGGGCGCACTAAGGGCAGGGACAAGTTCGGGGTAAAATCCTTGTGGATGGCATACAGCGCAACCTGATCGTCCAGGGGGCACGGGGCGTTTAAAGTTAAAGACCAACGAGAGGTAGGCATCCATGCCTGGGAATTGATCGTCGGCACCTCCCCTACGGTCGAGCGACGGGCGACGTAGTACTTACCACCATGACGAGCTAGGTCTCCCCTAGAGTAGGTGGCCGCTTGATCGTAGCTCACGAAGGAGGTCATCGCGATCTGCGACGAAGGGCTTGCCAGCTGAAAGTAAGCCCCGGCCACGGAAAAGATGCAGATAGCGTCCACACCAGACCAATCCGTAGCTTCACTGCCGTAAACCGTCGAAGAGTCCTTAAAGAGAAGCACCGAGCCTAGAGTATATTGAGCCATAGATTTAAGCGAGAAGGGCAGTTTGGTAGCCGTGAACCACGAGACGGTTATTGTTGTACGGAAGGCGGAAGAACAACGTGGTTAGCCCGGTAGGGACTGTTCCGCCGTTCCACCACATCGCAGGGCAGTCGCCTGAGCCGCTGAGTCCTGTCTTCCCTAAAAGGCGCTCCAAGAGTCCTCCGACCTCGTGTGAGGTGTTAGCACTCAACGAAGGCAGTCCACCGACTTTATAGCTGATATATGAGTAGCCGCCCGCTGTGTTCCACCCAGGTGTCATCTCCAGCATCAGGCCGGCCATAAACTCAGTCGTTCCAAGCGTGAGGTTGAAGTAGGTATCAGGACTAAGGTTTCCTGCACTGTTGTAGGCTCCCCCGTCCATCCCAACGAAGGCGAAACAACCATTCGGATTCGGAGCCGAAAAAGTGTGAACCTTCGAGTTGATCTGATCTACTACAATCGAGGGGTTTTCACCTGTTCGAGCAATATCCGTAGCGATGCCCATGAACCTGACGCCGGACTGGCCCGGAAAACCTGCGCCATTGGTAAGCCCGAAAAGGTACGTCCCTTCTGCGCGCCCTTGTAGGTTGTAGGCCGTCTCCGGCACAGGGGCAGCCCCCGCTCCGCCTAGCCCTCTGACAGAGTATAACACAGCAAGACGTACACACTTCCAGGTCAGAGGGAGTGTAGTCTTGCGCTCAAAAGCCGCCCTAGGCTTGAGCATTGCGCAAGGAATGCTTCCAGTAGCCGTAGCGTGGTTAAAAACCTCGATGTTTTCTTCGGTGTAGCTCATACAGAGACGACTTTGTAGCCGTGAATGACTAGGCGGTTGAGTGAGTAGGGAAAGCGAACGAAAAGACTGTTACAGCCTACCGGAATACCTCCTGCCACATCCCACCAGCAGCCAGCATTAGTCAGCGTACCGCTTTGTGTTGGTGTGGCTCCGAGCAGTGAGTTAAGGGCCGCATCTACGTCGTAGCAGGTAAGGAGTGTGAGGCTAGCTACGCCTACATAAGAAACTGTAAGCTCTCCGGCAACTGAAGCGTCCAGCTGGTAGCACAAACCTGCCGCAAAGCCGTCACCCGACATTGGACAATGGACACTCCCGCTGCCGACTACTGAACCGGAGTATAAAATGTTTGTTCCGTCGGCAGCAACTGCGCAGAAATCGTTGCTCGAAGAGTATGACGTACTGCCGAAGGGGTAGCATGTTTTGACGTTATAGTAGTCGGAGTCCACCCGAACTTTGCCGTTATCACGCTCTCGGCTGAGGCAGGCGCCTATATACTTCGTTCCCGTCTGTCCTGGCATCCCATTACCGTCAGAAAGACCTACGCAATAACGTCCCATCAATGTAGCGTCCGCCCCCATTTCCTCCGTCACCGGGGAACTAGTCCCATCAACTCCGCGAACGCTCAGGAGCAAAGCGATCTTACATTTGCTCCAATTTGTAGGTAGTGTCGTTCCTCTCTCCAAGGTTGCACGAGTTTCGAGTAAGGCAGATGCAATGGTGGACCCACCGTTGCCGTACCTCTTAACCGTGAGAAGCTTTTGGGTGTAGCTCATTAGGAATAGTTACGCGAGTACGCGCCGTTTAATGTTAAAAACATTCCCTCTTCCTGTCCACCGAAGGTATCGACCGTCTCGTACTCCCACCCGTAGTCACGCGAGATGCCGTCATCCCCCCACCCGGTTCCACCGCTCAGCTTGGCGTAGGTATAAGGAAAATAGTCGATGCAGCTATCTGCGGACTCGTACTCCCATCCGTAGTCTCGCGAGATGCCCACGTTTCCGGCCCAAGACGCTCCCCGGTTAAGCTCCAGGTACTGTCCCTCTGCGTATTCAGCTAAGTTGTCTACGCTGAACCAGGACAGCGTTAGAGCTGCGGCGAATCCAAAGCTAGCGCGTGCATCGATTTTACGTAGCGCCTCGCTCAACATTTCCGGGATGTTCCTGTCGCCCGACGCTACTAGAGGGAGGCCCAACATAGGGGTGAACCCGCATGTAAGGGCATACGTGTAAACTCCAGTAGTTCCGAGAAACGGGGTGCGCAAATTGAGCGACCACCTAGAAGTCTCGAACCAGTCCTCAGGGGAGTTGGGAGGGTTCGCCCCTAAAGTTGTTTTGCACGCGACGTAACTCTTCTGCCCGACGAACACTAAGGACAAGGGGGGATAGGAGGTAGCTGAGTCGTAGGCAGGAACGGTAGAGCTGAGAGTTTTGGTCGCTCCGCGTGTGAGCTCATATAAGTCACCGTTGGAGAAGCTCAGCAGAGCGTTGGAGGCCACACCTGCCCAGTTTGTGCTCGCCGAACCGTAGGCGATGCTTCCCCCTTGGGTGAGGAAAAGTGTTCCGTTGTTGATTTGAGGCATCTTGGGAGGAGTAGAAGTGTTTGTGGCCAATCTCGTCGAGCCTATTTCGAGCGTTTGGGGAAGCGCTCCTTGATCTCCATACGGCATTTTCGCAGCTCTTCAAGCTTCTCAGACCTTCCGTCGAGCAGAAACTCCAGTACAGCCTCATCTATGAGCGAGCGAGGAATGCAGCCGTAGGCCGACTTGCGTATCTCCGCAACTGTAGGCTCTATGTAAGGAGCTGGAACGTACCCCGCAGCTATCTGTTGGGATAAAAGCTTGCTGTACGGGTGAATGCTCGGATGAAGAAACTCCTCACCTGTTTGCGCCTTAACCACCCCCTCCCTGTTTGTGAGCGTGAATTCCATAAGATTACCAGTTGAAGGCATTTACCTCGATACTCGTATGCGTCGTTGTAACCTGCGTGGGGATATTTCCTGCTGCGTCGCTCGGGGCCACGTAAAACGTAATCCGGTCTGTGGGCAACAGTCCCGCAATACTGCGCATAACGGTCTGCACGCAATCGTCTCCCCCGATACCAGAGTGCGCTCCTGCGAGAGCGACGCGGGCACCCCCGTTGATTCGGTAGTACACAAGGTTACCCCCAGAGTGCCCCGTAATTGCCGACTTTATCAGGAATGTGCAACTATTGTCGGAATTAGGGCAAAACTTCGGCGTCCCAGATGCTCCAGGCCCGTAAAACGTGTTCGCCGGGCCGTCTGTAAAACTCCAAGCAGACGACGTAGCGGGCCAGGTGATCGTATCGTAAGTGAAAGCAGTACCATACTCTGTAGAATGAAAGTAACTGTTTGGGTAGTCGGGGTGGTACAATCTGCTGCCTGTGGAGAGGTGCATCGCCCTAAGGTTGCCCGTTTGGATGGCCCCGGCGCTCACTTGCGCAATCGCCGCAATGTTAATGACCACAACCCCGTTTACGACCTCGAAAACCTCAGGGAAACATGCCGTCCAGGCGCCTCCGTCCCACCGACGTATTACCGGAAGCAAGGGATTTGACGTGTCGGTCCAAATGTCGTCGAGCTGAGGCTTGGGAGGAGGAGTGCCGCCCACTGTCACCCCACCGTAGGCCTTTACCTCGGTATCGTCCCATACCTCGATTGCTGCCACCTCCGTAGGCCAGCTGAGCGGCGTAGGGTTGCTCTGATCGTAGAACGCGTCATAGCGCACAAACACGGGAGTGATTACCGGATGTTGTCCTCGTACCCCTAGAATGGTAAACGTCCCCGAGTACCCCGTGATGTTGGCGATCAGGTACCCTGCCAGCATCCCTTCAGAGTCGTAATGCAGCGGCGTCAGGGCTGCTACCGTGGGAATACCTGTTGTCGGGTCCCGCAGGCAGTCCATGCCCTTCGATGGGAAGTCTCTCCCATCGAACACGTAAAAGCCCACGTAGTCATTGTCGCCCGATGTTAGCGACACAGTGAACTTCCCTGTTGAAGCATCGTAGCGCAGCCTGGACTTCACCGCCGAATTTCCCTGGGTGATATAGGAGGAAAAACCTTCGTAGGACATGAGAGTTTAATTTTAAACGGGCAGAGCACTAATGTTGGAGGGGAGGGGGTTAGTCACCGAAATGCCTGCCGAGCTCCCTTCTGGAAGCTCTACGGCGGAGGAGGTGGGAATCACCGATATTTCGACATAGAAACTACGACGCGGAACCCCGAACGCCAGCGCGTTTTTAACGTAGGTGAACTCAAACGTACAGGTCGTTACGTCTTCCGTGTATCTAGCGGCAGCACCGGAGCTCTTTTCCTCCTCGCTCGCGTATACCTGTGCCCGGAAGCCTGCGACCTGCGGGTGCGCAGCATCCCAGAAAGCGGCACCGATCTCGTTCCAGGTGAATGTGGCATCCTTCCCTTGAAAGATGTTCAGGTTACCAGTACCGTCTACTTGCAGTCCGCGAACCACCAACAACTGAGTCCCGACAAATTGTTGAATGGCTCCCGCGAGGTCTACGGGGGCAGGGGTCGAGTGTATACCTCCCAGATTCAACGTTTGCACCGTAACAAGGTAGGAGCCGAGAGCATAGTCTGCTGGGTCGATCTTGATAGTGTACCCCGGAAGGCGCGTCGTTCCCAAAATCTCCTCAACGCCCCGGTGGTAGTCAGACACTACATAACCAGCTATCGCCGAATACTGTGGAGCGGACCATGAGATGTGTAGCTCTAATGCCGTAGCCGACAATTTGCTCAGAGCCACAGAGAGATCGACTGGTGGAGGCACGTTGAACGGGTCGGGAAGCTGTGTCGTATTCGGAGACGAAAGTTTCTCCTCATTATCCACCCAAGCATATTTCTCCGCGTTGTACTCCAAGGCGAGTACCTTGAACTGTACCGCAGAAGTCTCCTCAACTGCCATTAAGCGGAAAAGCTTGGGCTGTAGGTCTGCACGAGACATACCAAACACAGAGTTAGGCAGGGGGACACTGGCCGGGTCGATAGGCGAGGCGAACGCAACCGTGTCAGTTTCGGCTACCGGGTTAATCAGCTCTATGCACATCAAGTTTCCTTGCGGGCTTACACAATACAGGCGGTAGATTTTACCCTCCTGAAAGTTAATGGGTGAGTCCAGTAGCGCGCCCGCACTTGTCGCGGATTTGAGCCGTCCCGTGTATCTCTCCGAGACGAGCGCGTTATCTATGACCGCAATCACCGTTCCAGGAGGCTGCAACGCAGCATCGAGTGAGGTCTCGAAGGTAACGCTCTCAGTTTCATACAACTCCGTGTACAAGGCTCTACGCCCATCGCGGCGAGCCTGCGCACGGGACGGGCCGAACGACTCCATCTCCAACTCTCTCACACCGAACTTGCGGACACCCTCTTCATCGAAAACTACTTCAATCGTGGGCTCGTGGAAGTTCTCGGGGTCATACCATTTTACGAGGGCAACGGTGTGGCGTGCAGACACCGCCGTAGATGAGTAGATAAACTGCTCCCCGACCACGTTGGCGTTGGTAAATAACGCCTTCGGCTCAGCCGGACGGTCCTGAAAAAACCTTAACGAGTCAGCTGCCCAGTAGCTCATCGCCTTGAATGTTTGCGCGAGGTAGGCGAGTGCCTTCATCGCATCCATTCGACTCTTCATGAAGATATGCAGGCGCATACGCGGCTCCTGCCCACCGTAACCATCAGGTACCAACTGGTCACAGTATCTGCCCATCTCATAGATTTCTACGTCGTCGATGTGGCCGTTGCCTCCTAAGTAGTCTCCCGTACCGTAGCGTCCCGAAAGCGCAAAGTCCCTGAAGCAGTAGGAAGGGTTGTCCGTCCAAGCTACCTTCCACGACCCATCCCAGACGCCCCCTGTAGTTCCCTCTCCAGTCGTGGCATACTCGCGGGTAACTGGGTTGTAGTTCGCTGGAACCTGTACCCGCATAAGCTTCAAATGGTAGAGGAACTGCGGAATCGTGCCGTACTGTGACGCATCGAGCACCAACGATGCTATCGCCGAGTATGCGTAGTTGAGACGCGCATGTTTGCGGACAATGACGGAGTACCAGTAAAGCTTATCGGCCACGTTACTTGACTTCGAGTTCTCCGACGTGCGCACAATTTTAATGTCCCACGGCCCCGTCCCTGCCGGAAGATCGATCACGTAGCTCTTAACAAAGAGGCTGGAACATTTCCCGTAGATGCGCTCATGCCGAATAAGTTGGTAATCCTCCCCGGAGTTTCTGCGGTAAATATCGAACTCCACTGAATACGGCGTGATGGTAACGCCATCATCGTTGACGTTCTGCTTCATCAACTGTTGCAAGTACACCGAGACCGACACCGAGTTAGCTTCAGTATCCGCAATATGCACCGGGACAGGGTTGATAAACGTGCTGATCTCCGCCGAAGGGATAGCTGCCAATGGGGAAGCAATCCTGTCGAACCCCGCGATAGGAGACTGGGTAGGAGTTCCCAAACGCATAGCAAAGCGTGTGATACCCTCCGGTAGGTAACTGATGCTCCCTGTGCTGTTCTGGGCGTAAGTGACCTTGAAAAGTACCCCGTCCGAGTCAGTCACGTCGTAGTTGAACGTGCTGGTTAGCACTACTATCATTACATGGTAATAATTACCATCCTTGTAGTCATCGTGACGAAGCACGTTTCCCTCACTGCCCACTAGGAGGGAGGTGTAGGCGATGTAAGTATCGGTGGGGATAACGTCGCCATGAGGAGATGAAGCGGTAAGACGACTTCCCGACTTCAACCAATTCTCCCAGCCTGCCTGATAACTCGTCGTCGCATCCTGCCTCGGGACCGCCACAAGAAGGTAATTCTGCCCTTTGAGCGTCACTGCTCGGAACGATCTGTCCGAGTAAGTGGTGGTCTGCACTGGCGTACTCGTGTTGGTATCACCTGCAAGCGAAACGAGAGGAGACTTGTTCAGGAACACAGAGGCCGCCCCATTTACCAGACCCTCGATCTCGCCCTCACAGAGCAAATGGGCCACCTCAGCATAGGAGTGCGACACTAGCGTATCTGTGCTCTCCTTGACTGTACAGCTGCCGCCAGAGGAGCCTTTGCCCCCTTTTTGTCCTTGAACTACGGGAAGCAGTTTAACTTTAAAATCTTCAGAGGGCATAATCAGCAGAGTTGAAAACGAATACGCGAACGGTGCGTAGCATACCTCGCTTCGATAACATACCATACGACAGGTTGTACTTGCCATCGTAAGTAAGCACGTCGTTGGCGCCCTCCGACGGAGGTATTGCCCACAAATAAGCGATGTCAACCGGACCTCCCAGTGTAGCTTTCACGGAGGAGTAGTCGTTGCCGTCTCCGTATACCCCGTTAGATACCTCCTCCTGCGTCAGGTTGAAGCTGATTGTCTGCGGCGAGACGTGCCACTCCCCGTAGCCCACCGGGACGGCCTCCCCTTGGTTCGCCAACTGCCCAAGATGAGAGAAAACGTCAGATGTTTTGTGCGTGGTGTCCTCTCCTAGCGTTGTGGTCTTCGCAAGCATCTGGGCGAGACCCCCTGCCGCCATCGCTACACCGAACGACGCAACCATTGTCCAGGACTTTGCGCCGAGGCCTAATACGGTACCCCCTGCGTTTCCAGCCACACCTCCTCCAGCACTCAGTCCGCCTACGGCTCCAGGATACTTGAAAACGATAACGCAGATAATAACCACTACAATGCCGATAATCGTCTGAAGCACGCCCCCTTTTTTAGACCCTTCGACAACCGGGTAAACGTCGAGAGTGCCCCCATTGGGGAGATGTAAGGTCTGAGGGTCGGCGACCTCCTTACCGTTCACGCGAAAATGGTACAGCGTTCCTTGCGTGTCTCTGAAGAACTTCTCGGCTCCAGCGACCAGACGGAAAAACCTGTACATTGCCTCCGCAGGAGACTTTGCCTCGAAGGTATAACGAGGAGAGAACTGCTTCCGCAGGCGTCCGTGAAAGTCTAGGTTAATCAGCATAGAGATTCGTGTCTGAGGTGATAGGTTGTGTGTTTCTGCCAGTAGCTCCCGTACACCGTGCGCTCGGAGAGTCTTCCGTAAAGGTGATGTATGATGACCCCTTCGCCTTCATATGCGGCACCGTGGTTCGAGCAGGAGGCTCTAATGCTGAAGAGCAAGGCATCGTGCGGCTTCAGGTTGTCTCCCACACGGCGAAAACCACAGGCGGCGAAATTCTTTACATAGAGGCTTTCTGCCCCTGGAACTTCCCACCAGAGGTCTTCTCGTGGGAAGTCAGGGAGGTCCACGATCTGCTTCTCCTTATAGTAGTCTCTGAGGAGGCTGTAACAGTCGGTGACACCGTGAACAAACTGCCTACCGAGGAGAGGTTGCTTGTACCCGCAAGGCGAACAGGCCCCCCAGCTTTTGCGGGGGTAAGCGAAGATAATCCAAGGAAGGTCAGTCCGCTCGCAGACCGTCCTATCTGCGGGAGAGGGCTCCGCCGATGCGTTCGGGTGGGTGTGCCAAACACAAAGAATGGTCCCCTGTTTCTCTGCCTCGGGCATTGCCGACGCACGCATACGGAAATCCTCCTGAGGAGTCGGGTGAACATTCTGCTCCAAGAGAACAAGCTCTGCTCCCTCGGGGGTGCGCACAACAAAACCGCACGCCTCCTTAGGGAAGGCCTGCTCGGCATAGAGGGCAATCTGCGCCCTCGACTCGATGGTAAGATTAGCTGCGGTAAACATACTACTGATGGATCATGCCTGGAAAACATCCGATGGGCAACACATTGGCCCCAGGGTAGCGCAGACGGCAACCTGAAAATCTCTGGCTGCACCGATCTTTGAACCAGTATGCCGGGCTCCCGTAAGGTGTTTTTCCGGTACAGCTTTGTAGGCATACATAAATGAGGTGAGAACCCTGGTAACTAACCACGTCTCCGGGCGTATATGCAGTAGAGGCGGAGTACACCGGGTAGGGTGCCGTTAAAATCTTCGGCAAGACGTTGTGAGCGGAAAGTAGATTATCCAACGAGTCGGCAACTGGCCGCCCCGTGTAGGGGCAGTTATCCTTGCGGTACACCCAGGGACAGCAGTCGCAGGTTAATATGCGCCTCGGAGCCTTCGCCCCCTCCATATCAATCTTCGATGAGAATACCGCCTCAATATGCGTGCGCGATTCGGCCAGCTTCTGTTCCATGTAGTACACATCTGGAGGAAACACCTGCGAAGGGTCAGCTTCGGGATTACCGTTGGCGAAGTTGACCGCATCCAGGTAGCGCGCAAACGTGCGAAGCCTGGTAAGGCGTGCCCCTAACATCTCCTCGAAGTTAAGGATGACCGAGGACATGAAGCTGGCTTCGTTGGACAGGTACACTTTCAGGCGGGGGGTGGCCCCCTGTACTGTCTGTGCGTATCCCGTCACCGATAGGGGAAACGGCTGGTAGGTCCTCCCTGCGAAGACGACTGGCTCTCTGAGCTCATTCGTACCAGCATGAAAGTACAGAACATTCACCCCCGGATTTTCCACGGGGGCGAGGTCTAGCTGATACAAGATGATCATAGCTGAAGGGCTTAGACTCTGAAGCTCTGCCCTGATCTTTTCGGTGGCCATATTTATACGAGGTTGTCTGAAACTTCATGTAAACGAACGGTGAGGGTAAACTTCCCCTCAGGCCAAGTCTCCGTAGAGCCGTCCCATACCCAGGCAGTGGGCTTTGTGTCGCCAGGCACCTGGTACAGGAAGGCGAGACGCCCCTCAGTAGAGGAAAGAAAACTTTCGAGGATGTTTCGCTCAGCCGGCAGCAGCTTCGTGTAGGTAAGGTTGAGCTTCCGCTTAATTGGGTGGAGCCCAATACTGAAGCGAGCCTCGTATCCTCCGTAGCTTATGGTTTCCCTTGAGGGCTCCTTATCTATATCAGAGCTTTGGTCTGGAGCAGGATTGGTTGGGTACTGAAGAGCCATGATGTTTTAACTTTAAATTTAGCGTGTCGGAATGATACCCTGTCTCTGGAACTCGAAGATTGTCTCCTGCACTTTGATCTCCACCGCCTGGCTAAACATCTTGGCCAGCTCAGGGTTCTTGTTCAGCTGCTCGGAAAAGTTGCTCGTGTCGTCGTCCTCGTTGCTTCCCTTACCGAAGTGCATAGATATAGAAACGTTAGTGGGGGAGTAGCTGTTCCCGGTAGGGCGTTGCAGGGTGGCGTAATCGCCCACTACCCCTCCTGAAGCGTACCGCCCAAACTCGCGACGGTTGATGCGCTCCAGGTTATCGTAGCCGAACTCCATTGCAGCGTCCTTGCGGATAATGAACTCACCACCCATAGCTACAATCGGTCGATCATCCTTAACACCACTACCTCCCACGATCATGCCGCCCGCAGCTTTCATCCCGAAACTACCGTAGTCGGTAGTGAACTGAGAGTAGTTCCCCAGGTTCACTCCACCTGAAGTGTTGGACAGGGAAGCTGCGCCTGTTGTGACCCCTCCGAAGAGCGCACCACCGATAGCTCCAAACGCGTAACTAAGAATGCTGGATGCAACCTGGTTAGAGGCGATCTGAGCCATCGAGGACAGAATGTTCGTCGCCATACTGCGGAAAGCTTCCGAAACGCTCTCTGTGCCCATGACCATGCTATGGAACGCCCCGGCCATGGACAACTGCATCGCGTCTCCGGCCTGTGTCACCATCCCGTACCAATCAGAGGCGGCTTCACGGTACTTCCCGGAGAGGTTGTCCAAGGCATCCTCCATCGCGGTGCTGAAGGTATGGTGTCGAGCATACTGAGCCTGTTGAACCAGCAGGTCATTGATCTCGGCGTTGATCGCCCGGACCTTCTCTACGTTCCCCGCATAGTCCCCGTAAGCGACAACTGTTGCGCGGAGCGCAGTAAGGTTATTCTTGTACCCCTCTCCCTCAGAAACGTAGCGGTTGTTCAGCCTGGCAGCCTGAGCAATGTCGGTAGTTCCCCCGAGACGGCGCAGTCTATCGGCAGTCTGCTCTGAGGCCGCCCGACCAACACTGGCCTCCAGTCCAGGAAGGTTGATGAATTTGTTCCCTGCGCTGCCCCAAGACTTGACATAGTCTCCTGAGAGCCCCGCCAGCGCGGCCCGGTACTTATCCGCCAACGAGTTGAGCGCAGAGATTGTGGCGCGGGTCTTCTCCCCCAGTTCAGCCGCAATGGGGTTGTTTTCGCTCAGGGTAGAGAGGTATGTCTCGGATGCCTTGTTAATACGCTCGTTTAGCTCCTGCTGGCGCTTCAGCGAGTCCGCCTGCGAGGAGTA